TCAGGCGGAAGATTTTTCCATACGTAGGCACTTTCCAGACTGAGCCATCCGATGTCTTGTAGAACAGGAACGGTTGATCAGTGGAACTCCACACAATATTATTCGTGTGCAGATCATTGTGCGTCATACCGAACACCTTCTGCATTGCACACAGTGCAGCAATCACCTGGAAAATCCACGCAGACCACATGGTCTCCCATTCCGCAGTTCCAGGGCTAATCGTGTGCTTCCTCGCATCCAAGAGAGAATCCATTGTATTCTCATTTGATTCGGTGAAGATTAACATGACTGGAAAGTCAGAGATGTTGGCATACACAATAAACTGCTCAGATTCATCTTCATCTTCATCTTCATCCTCATCCTCATCCTCCTCAAAACTCTTGCTATCCATGGATGCAGATTCCAAGCTGGCATCCTCATCCACATCGGCGTTCATATCTATTGACTCCAGTATCTCCTCGCTCTGTGTATCGGACAATTCAGGCTTGGTGAGAATATCGGCGAGCACGCTCTCGGGTGCTGGCATGTCCGGCGCCGAACCATTCAAAACGCTCAGCGTATAGAGGCCACGATCCTTTCCATTCCAGAACCACCGTGCATTTCTAAAACTCTCGTAATCATCGTTGATATTGTAACGATACGTATCGGCGCGTGCACAATATGCTCCATAAAAGTTATTAAAATGAGGAGAGGTGCCTGATGTGCGAAGGCCGCTCAGAGCATAGGTGGCCAGCGCCTCAACATATGCCTGATTCCAGGGATCCTGTAGCTTGTGCCAGGCCGACGTCCACGTCTTCGAGTGTCCAGGAAGGCCGGCTTCCTGTGGAAGGGAATAGCGCCCCTGCATCCAGCGGACCGGGTCAAGTAGGTGGGTCACCTTCAGGAAGACGCGCTCGCTCGTCTGAGTTCCATCCTTCTTCTTAAGGGTTACCGCGCAAAACCCCTGGCCACCTGAGCAATCAACGGCGACGAGCGAAGAGGGCAGGTCATAAGCAACCTTGGCCGCCTGGTATTTGTTCACACGGAAGACTTTGGAAAGCGTGGGGAAGAAGGTCTGCAAGTTTCTGTAGCCGTAAATACCTCTGATGCCCTCAGGAATATCCTCTTGAAGAAATCTGGGCATTGGAAGGTTCATCCCCCGGAGTTTTTCCATCTTTTCCTCATCAAGAATACATGCGTCGTGTAAAAGCGCATATTTTTTAGAGGATACATAGAAGCAATGAGTTCGCCTATGGACGTGAGTCTACGTAAGTTTGATATGCGCAGAATCCAACAGGACGCCGTATGTGTTTTTATAGGCCGCCGGCGCACTGGAAAATCCACGCTTGTGCGTGACCTCCTTTTTCACCACCAAGACATGCCTCTTGGAACAGTCATCTCAGGAACGGAGGAGTCCAATTCGTTCTACTCCAAGATGATCCCCCCACTCTTCATTCACGGCGAGTATAGCCCCCTCATTCTCGCCAACTTCGTCAAGCGGCAGAAGATGATTATGGCGAAGATTATGGCGGAGCAGGCGGCGGGCCAGATGAAGTCGCGCTACGACCCCCGCTCCCTTATGATTCTGGACGACTGTATGTATGACGACAGCTGGACTCACGACAAGAACATCCGCTACCTCTTCATGAACGGTCGCTGGCTCAAGGTCTTCTTCTTGATTACCATGCAGTATCCGCTGGGTATCCAGCCGGCTCTGAGAACCAACGTGGACTATGTCTTCATTCTGCGCGAGCCCTATCTGAGCAACCGCAAGCGCATCTTTGACAACTATGGCTCTGCCTTTCCGTCGTTTGAGTTCTTCTGTCAGATCATGGACCAGTGCACGACAAACTATGAGTGCCTCGTCTTGGATAATACGACACAGAGCAATAAGTTGGAGGACATTATCTTCTGGTATAAGGCGGAGATGCACGGTGATTTCCGCATTGGGGCGCCTGAGTTCTGGGCCCACTCTGCTGCGCACATGAAGGAGAAGGAGGGGAATGAATATGATCCCCGTTCTGCCACACGTCTGAAGGGGCCGGCAATTCAAGTTAAGAAGATATAAGAATAGAATAGATGGACAAGTCCGGTGCTATTTCTTGCTTATTATTCATAGCTGCCCTCGCCATTGCGCTTCTCATTGCCGACAGATATATCCGCATTTCTCGGTATATTGAGCCTTTTGAGGGGTCTGCCAATGCCCAGTGCGGCGTTGATATGGCGCCCTGCGACTTCCCTCTTCAGTGTGTGAATGGATATTGTAAGTCGGTTAGCCCCGGGCGTCTTCCTGTAGATACGGGTCTCCCGGTTGTGTAATATTGTGAAGCGGTTAAAAACATCGTATATTCTGGTGGCCTAAGATAGTATGGATTTTCTTAAGAACTTTGCCCCGTCGTGGATGAATCTCAATGTATTTGCTGGACTTGGCGCCGTTCTTCTTGTGGTGGGCCTGTATTTTGCGTATCGCTGGTATACGGGCAGAAAGAGCCCCTTTTCCGATATGGGAGAGCCGTGTGACCCGCAGTTAGAAAATGCGTGTGGAAAGGATGCGAATTGCCACGCAGACGACACGGGTGAGAAGGGTATTTGCTTTCCCAAGGAGGAGGAGCCGCCTCGTGAAAATGTAGAGTCTAAACAGAATGGCTCGTCTGAATAACAAGACTCTGCTTGGAGTATTTATCTCGTTTCTTATTGTTCTCGCGCTGATCGCAGTGATTCGCGCGGTTTTCCCTGCCGCCCTCTACGATGGATTTTCGAACATGTCTTGCTACGGCGTGAAGTGCAACGAGGGTGAGTTCTGTCAGGAGGGCGTGTGCCGTCCTATCAACCCTGCTTACACTAATGACTACTACAATAAGGGTGTTGAGGGGTTCGCCGGCGGTTTTACTAATTCATGGACTTTTATAGGACTTATGATTGGAGTTCCGATGCTTGTAGGAGTTCTTTTGCTTGCTTATATGTTTTTTCCTCGGTCAACTGCGGCGCCGCGGCTCAATGTTCGTGCGCCTATCGTCTAAGTAAATATGTTTGATTATGAATCAACGTTATTTATAATATAAACATAAAGTATAATGTTTCATCTGAACAAGAAGACTCTCGTCTACGTATTTCTTTCAGTCGTTATTATTCTTGTACTAGTTGCGGGTTCTGTATCAAAAACGAATGGTTTTGCGAACAATTATGATAGCCATGGTGTTGAAGGATTTGGAGGGCCTTTTCAGACTTTTCTTTTTGATGTATTTTTTAAATATTTGTTAGTTCCAACATTAATCTTGGTAGCTATATGGTTAGGTGTTTCATACTTTGTTAACAAACGCAGTATCTCTGCGAATGCGGCACTCCTCCCAAAATAGATAAATATGTTTGATTATGAATCAACGTTATTTACCGTGATAACTTTAAAGTTTTATCACTCTTATACCATCGTGTCGTTACTGCTTGTTCTCCATCTTACGCTGGATGGCGAGGTCGGCGGGGCCATCAAACATTGCACTGAATGCGGCCGGCACCGCAGCAGCATTGCTTACACTGCTAGGCAGTAAAGCAGGCTCAGCCTCGGCATTACGGGTCACCGTGGTCGACGGTCCACTACGCATCTTGTTGCGGTTCTCGCGCATGAACATCTCGCGGGCCTCCTCGTTATCCTTATACTTCTTCATGAGGGTGTTGAGCTGCTCCTCCGCATACTCCTGCTCACCGACATCCGTCGGCTCCGGATCCCACGGCAGCCACTTGCCAATCTCTCCGAGGAAGATGTTGTGGATCTGGTCGTTGCGCTGGAGCTTCTTGGAGCGGGCCTCCGCCTCCGCCTTGCTGGCATAGACGCCACGAACCTTCAGTCCCCGAACATTTGTGCGGAACTCATTCTTCTCCGAGAACTGCTGCTCAAGCTTTGTCTTGTTGGCATAGACAAAGTCATCATACGCCTCCTTGAGCTTGGAGTCCTTCATGTCCTTCTCATTCTCCTTGATGAATGTCTGGAGGCCATCCATGACCGTGTCAACCCGAACCCGGCTGTTACGACAGAGGTCGGCGCAGCCGCTGAGGTCCTGCTTGTCAAACTCCACTGCCTGCGCATCCAGCTTGTTGTTGATGCTGCGAATCGTGGTGGCGAGGTAGCCCTCGAGGCCGCGCACCCTCAACTTAAACTCATACTGCTGGAGGAAGGTGTCAAAGAAGAAGAGGTCCTTCTTCGCCAGCACCTTCTCCGGGCTCAGAAAGCTGAGGAGAACAACCTTCTGCCCCGGAATCTCCACGTCCTCATCCAGAAAATCCTCACGCTGGGTGTTTGACATCTACATACTTGAAGTTAGTTTCTATTTAGACCGGTGACGCAGACTAAGCCAATCGCGGACCTAAGCCAATCGCGGACTAAGCCAATCGCGGACAAAAAATCTTTTTCAATAATATAGAGTTAAATGGACTTCACTACGGAGATTGTTAACCGTGCCATTAAGTACTTAATCGAGGGTCTGTTCGTGGCCATCGCCGCCATCTTCGTCCCGAAGAAGTCCCTGCCGGTGGAGGAGATCCTGACGCTCGCGGTTGTCGCCGCGGCGGTCTTCGCCATCCTCGATGTAGTCAGCCCGTCCATCGGTGTTACGGCTCGCCAGGGCGCTGGCTTCGGTATCGGTGCCAACCTCGTTGGATTCCCGATGCGTGCGTAGACGTAGGCGCATCGGTGCGTGCGTAGATGTAAGCGGTGCGGTATAATATTTCTTAATTTAGTCCACTAACATATAAATTCTCAATGTGTTTTTTATAGATATGTAATAATATATCTATAAAACCCAGATGAAGATAGTCATAGTTGCGCTCGTCCTCTTATTTATTGCGCTTGTGCTTACCCGGACCACAGAAGGATTCTTCGGCGCAACCTCGCCTGGAACGATGGTCCAGTTACGGACAAGTCATGTTCCGACAGAAGAGGATGCATACTATTTCAAGTATGTATACCCTCAAATTGTCAAACGAGACCTGATAAGAATGACGGGTTCTTATTAACGTCGTGACTTATTTTATAGTCTCATCGGTAGAATGGTTGGTCCGATTCTTCTGGGAATAGCTCTCCTCCTCTTTGCCTGCCTCCTTGCTATAAACGGTGGCCTGCGCCTAGAGGGTTTTGAGGATACAAACGTCTGCACAGCTATCAAGGTTGATAAGGCATGTGACAATACGGCAGACTGCAACTGGAATAAGACGACAGGGAAGTGCCTCTCCTGTGCTGAGCTTACTGCCTGTGGTACGTGTGTAGATAACAACAAGTGTGGTTGGTGCACTGACATTGGCAAATGCGTCATGTCCGACCGCTTCGGTCTACCTCTTGGAAAGGCATGCTCAGATAAAAACTATGCGGTTAATGCTGATAAATGCACAGCCTCCACACAGCCCAAGTTTAATGCGGCCGACCCGAATTTCAAGACGGACCAACTTGATACAAGTATGCCTGTTACAGCATCGCAGGCAAGCACGTGCGCGAACCAGGATAAGGTTGTTGACATCGTGAAGGGGCGTCTTGCAAATGACATCAAGGCTCTTGTTCGCGCCGAGCTGACTGCGAATAAGATTACACCTGTTGAGGGTTTCCAAAATCTTGAGAGGGGTATCGCAGCCTCCGTCGTAGCATCTATTTCGGACGACGTGCGTGCGATGGTCAAAAAGTCTCTGCCGAAGAAAGTCTAAAATTGAAGTTGGTTTTTTTCATCTAACACACATAGATAAATGTCCCGTTTCCTTCGGATTTCCGAGACTGTGATTCATGTTCCCAGTCTCGCAAATGTAAGTATGACAACCACATGTCTTGGTTCGCCCCGCCTCTGTCTTTATTATCACACTCAGAAGACGCAGACTCTCTATTGTGGAAAATACGAGGACTGTGAGAAGCAGATGATGCGTATCAAGGAAGCCATGAAGAAGATTGAGGCGGCACTTGATGGAATTCCTCTTGTTGAGCCCGAGGAGGATACACCGCCTCTGAATCCTAATACCATTTCACCCAATATTGTGAAGGGTACAAATGCAACGATCTAAATTGACCGAATATACTGCCACGCCAAATCCTGGCAGATTAGCTTCCAAATCTTGTCCTGGACATATAGTTTGTCCCTATTTTTCAGTAAAGGAAAGCAGGGTAAATACTCATCCAGCTCTAATAGCTCGCAAAACTTATAGAGAACATAGGAATACGAGAGGAAGTTGCTGCGACCCTTGGGGCAATGGGCCTGGAAAGATGGCTGAATCTCCTTGAACATGAAGCGCAACTTCTCTTCGATTTCACGCGACATGACGGGTGCATTTTCTCCATTGAGCCGGTTGAGAATATGTGGCACGTGCTCATAATACTTATTGTAATGCAGCTTCCGCAGGATTTCCTTAATCTTGCTAGGCTTCAAGCTGCTATAATCAGAGATGCGCTCCTTCTTGAGCTCTTCCACAATTTCGTCATAGACTGTGGAAGGAATCTCAGTGCTCTCCTTTGCCTGGAATTGCGCAAGCCACTCGTTGAAATGGTTGATGCGCTTGTATGCATAATAGGAGACTTCGCGCGGCGGGTCCTTGTAGCTCGGCTTGTCTGAGTCAATCAGGATGAACTCCTGATATCCGCATTTGGGGCAGGTAAACAGCGCCTCATTTTGGCTGAAGATCATCTCGGTCTGGCAATCCTCGCACTCTCCATAGGGGTCATTCAGCACCTCCGAGCCGCCGCGCGCGTGTTCGGGATCCACCTTTTGAAGATAGGTCTCCAGGATTTTATCGCGGCGGAGGCGCTCACCAACTGGCTGGTTAGGAAGAACAGGGTCGCCGGCCGACTGAAGAGAACTCAGAATGTCGCCAGGTTTTACTCGGTAGGTTGAACTCTTAAGAACACCCTCTGCACCATTGTTAATTCTCTCTTGGACGTCATAATATTGATACAAAAGTTCACCGGCATTCAGAAAATAGTCGTAGACCTCATTGCCGCCGCGCCGCTTCTGAATCTCCTTCTGGAGAACCTTAATTTGCTGCTCCACTACTTCATACTGGACGTCATCGGTGACTGCCGAGAGACTGGTTTCCAGCATCTTGAGATTCTCTTCCAGCTCGCCAACCTGCTTCTCGCGGTCAATCATGGCACCGAGCTGGACCTGGTGAACGGTATCCAGGGTCGTTCTCGCCTCTGGATTACTCCGCTTCGTGGGACGTATCTTAAAAAACGCATCACCTGTTGACATTGTCTATGAATCTTATAGGTTTTGCGCTGTTCCGTTTAGACCGACTACGGCTTGAAAGTCGGAACGTAGCTGGCCGTGAAAAGTTTCCTTTTTCCGCCATTCCGGCACTTTGCTGAAATTTTTTCTTTCTAAGAGTTATAGAATCAAATGACTGGAGGAGGCCTGATGCAATTAGTCGCCTATGGAGCCCAGGACGTTTACCTCACGGGCAACCCCCAGATTACCTTCTTTAAGGTCGTCTACCGCCGCCACACCAACTTCGCCATGGAGTCCATCGAGAACCCGTTCAACGGCTCGCCCGGCTTCGGCAAGCGCGTGACGTGCACGATCCAGCGCAACGGTGACCTGATCCACCGCATCTACCTCCAGGCCACGCTCCCGTCTGTCTCCCTCCAGACGTCGGACGGCTCTGGCGCCCAGTTCCGCTGGCTCAACTGGGTTGGTCACAACCTCGTCAAGAGCGTCGAGCTCGAGATCGGCGGCCAGCGCATCGACAAGCACTACGGACAGTGGCTGCACATCTGGAATGAGCTCACGCAGGAGCCGGGCAAGCAGGGCGGCTATGCCAAGATGGTTGGCAACGTGCCGCAGCTGACGAACCTCCTCGTCCAGGGCGGTGAGCCGTGCGACAATGACTGCGCGGGCGGCGAGCCGAACTCGTCCCCTGAGGTCCTCAACTGCGCGCCTGAGTACACGCTCTACATCCCGCTGCAGTTCTGGTTCTGCCGCAACCCTGGCCTGGCGCTCCCGCTGATCGCGCTCCAGTACCACGAGGTGCGCATCAACCTGGAGTTCAACGACCTGCGCAACCTCTGCTTCGAGGTCACCCCGCAGATCACGAGCAACCTCCACACGATCCGCGACCGCGTCAACGCCGCCAACCTGACGGCCGCCTCGCTCTACGTGGACTACATCTACCTCGACACGGACGAGCGCCGCAAGTTCGCCCAGGTCTCCCACGAGTACCTCATCGAGACCCTCCAGTTCACGGGCGGCGAGTCCATCACGAGCTCCTCCAACAAGCTCAAGCTGAACTTCAACCACCCGTGCAAGGAGCTCGTGTGGGTTGTCCAGCGCGACTCGTATGTCAGCTGCGACGACACGGTTATCAACCCGTGGAAGGGCCAGCAGCCGTTCAACTTCAGCGACTGGTGGGACCGGTCCGTGCTGGAGTCTGGCTACTCCGTCACGCGCTTTGAGGGCATGGCGGGCAAGAACCCGTGCATCACGGCGCTGCTCCAGCTCAACGGCCACGACCGCTTCCAGGTTCGCGAGGGACGCTACTTCAACGAGGTCCAGCCGTTCCAGCACCACACCAACGTGCCGGCGGTTGGCATCAACGTCTACTCGTTCGCCCTCCAGCCCGAGCAGCACCAGCCCAGCGGCACGTGCAACTTATCGCGCATTGATAACACCACGCTGCTCCTCACGGTGTCCAACAACTCGGTTGGCACCACGACGTCCTCGACTGTCTACATCTACGCGACGAACTACAACGTGCTTCGCGTCATGAGTGGTATGGGAGGCCTTGCTTACTCAAACTAAGCGTGAAACCACCCATAGGTTTCCGGCTCTTAGTAGTTGTATTTTTTGCGTAATAGTTGTTTTTACGTAAAATTGATTAGTTAATTTTATATCTATACTGTAAGAACAGCATGGATTTGGAATATAAGAGTAGTTATCGTAATTCTGGACGTAAACCTGGTATTATTGATTATAAATTTGTGACGTATAATGATAAAGAATATGTTGTTGGTATTCTTCAACATACTGGTGAAGATGTAAAATTTGTAATTGATAAGGATGACTTTCCTAAGATTGAAAAGAGACCCTGGCATTTATCATCTGGAAAATATATAGGCTCTACCTTTTATCTAGATGGAGGTCATAAGTTAGAACTCTATCTTCATAATTTTATTATGAATAAAATAACATTTGATGGTAAAGGTGCAAAGGAATCTGTAGACCATATCAATCGCAACGGGCTCGATAATAGAAAAGAAAATCTTCGTATAATTTCACAATCACAGCAAAATATAAATCAAGGAAAAAAGATAAGACATGTAGTTCTTCCAGAAGGCTGCCCAATCAACCCCGAAGAAATTCCTAAACATATTTGGTATGTTCGTGCGAACGGTTTACACGGAGACCGCTTCGCAATTGAGTTTAAGACTGAAAGTGTCTGCTGGAAAACAACTAGCTCTAAAAAAATAGAGTTAACCCAGAAATTACAAGATGCGAAAATAAAACTTCAAGAGTTATATCTACAATTTCCACATCTAAATCCTCAATTTGAGGAATTTAAGTGTAAAGAGTTAACTGAATCATTTAAGAATATAGTGAATTAGCAAGGATGTCCTACTATAGCACGAGCCATAGGCCTCTTAAACTGATAGTAAATATATTCTAAAAAATTCTAGTTGAATCGCTCGTTCTCTCTCAGCCGATACCGCCGCCGTGTCGCCGCCCTAACTCGTATCTTCCGTCTACCACCCCCCTCAAGTGCAGCAGGAAATCCTAAACCAACGCGCACAAGTCCCATCAAATCCTTAGCATCCGCCTCCGTCATGTCTCCAATCATCACACCCCTCTTGAAGAACTCAAGGTCGCCACGCACTGCCGCCAGGCGCATTTTTGTCCCAGACATCGCCTTTGGGGCATTAGATGCCATATTCACGTTTCGCTCGCCAGCTGAGATGACCTCCACATCAACCTCTGCCTTCTCGAACATCTTCGCAAAGGTGGGGACACGGTCACTGCCGGCCATCATTGCGATAGATTCATATCCAGCGCTTTTAAGTCTATCAATAACCTGAAACAGTTGTTTACATTCATACTGAGTGGTATTAATGAAGGTTACATTAGTGGCTGGATACATCTTATTGAGATAGAATACCTTTGCGTCGACGGATAGCGGATTCTCATTTTCTTTGAGAGACTTGAACTCACCACTCTTCATCATGTTTTTCACGGCCTTCGCTTCCAAATTGTTCGCTGAGCTTGTAACAAAAATATACGCATCGGCTCCAGCGGCGTCGGCAGCCGCCGCAACGGATTCAATCAGGATCTGGTGACCGGTTGTAGGAGGCTGGAAACGACCGAATGTGAACAGTGCAGCAGTCCCTCTCTTTGGCTCAATCTCACTCATCCTGATTAATGTTTAGAATTAAAGCAGCGAGAAAGGGCTGAACATCTGCTTGGAGTCCATGCTTCCCACTTCCTGGTTCCCCATCCAAGGCACCTTCTTCTCCATCTGATCGGGCCCAGACGACTGCACTTGCGGCTTCAGCATATCCCAGTGTATCTTCTCCTTCGGCCGAGTCTGCGTGACAGCCTTCTTCTCTTGCACATCTTCCTTGGGCGCCGCCTTTGTCGGTGCGGCAGGCACATAGCGGTAGTCGCCCTGCATCTTCGTATTCAAGATGTAAGGTAGGGCGTAGACGGTCAAGCATGCGACCGCTGCAGCCATAAAAGGCGGCGCTGTTTCCAGTGCAAAAATAGCACCTGCGGAGCCAATCATGAGACCAGCATCACCCAATAAGATAAAACCGCCATTCTCTGCGGAATACTTCTTGTATGTGTCTATCATGCTATTCATGCCCAGAGGCACCTGCTTTATGACTCCCTGGTAAAATGCCACATCGTGAACCAGCTGGACACCGACGAGCAGAGCCACGAAGAGAAGAGGATTCCAGCCGTAGGAGGGTCCAATATAAGCACTGTAGATATACTGGGCAATTAAGAACACGAGCAGAATGACAAATACATCGGCAATGACGCCCTCCAGACCGAAATTGTCATACCAGTCATTCAAACTCTCACCGCCTACGTTCTTGGGGAAATAGCGCGTCAGAAACAGCGCAATAACGTCAATGAGCAGAATGCCTGCGAGGAAATACGGAATGTGTGTAAGATCTTTGAACTCCGAAATATTTGGAAGTGCTCTGGCGGCGGGCTCCATCTAAAATAATGGAAGAGAAAAGATATACCGTCGTGACTTAATTTTAAGGAAGCTATAGCTTCCTTAAAATTAATGTCCTACGACAGATTAACCGATAAATCTTAAAATTAAGGAAGCTCAATGAGCTTCCTTAATTTTCAGTTTA